AAATGGTCAATCGAAACATGTTTAAAAATTACGGCAGTGTTGCCAGCAAGAAATGAAGCACTTAAAGGACTATAAACAGTACATAACTGAACAAGCACTTCCTCCGATGCCAGGTGATCCTGCAGCGGCTGGAGCAGCACCTGCTCCTCCTAAAGAATATCTTTTTGCTTTTATTGGAGACAAAGAAGATGATGGAATTCGTCGTCGTAAGTATCCAGACGGTAGCGTAGTCATAGAATATCCAACTTATTCTACTACTGAACCTGAACTTCAAGAGTGGATAAAAAAGAACGTTATTTCTGGTGAAAAACAGAAGCATACTGACTCTGACCTTGAGGTAAAGCAAAAAAATCTAATGGAAATAGTCAAAGGTAAAAAGACCAACTTGGCTGATACTGACTTGACCTTTATTGAAAAGCTAAAAAATGCTGTGACAACTAGCGTGTTTGGTAACAAGGAAGCCGTTATGGAAGTAGTCTTTACGCAAGACGGTTCTCCCACTACTAATGCAATAAACGTCACTTTCATTAGAATCAAAAAATGAAGTTAATGTCGTTCATACAGTTTGTCAATGAAAGCGAAGGCGCAGAATCAAAGTTTATTAAAGATACTGTACATAGCCTGATTGAAAAGATAAAGAGCTCACGCTCAATGGACGGTGATGACTATGTAGAGTTTTCTGGAATGGAATTTACGGAACCTTTCATGTTTGATTTGATCTTATATGTCAAACGTAGCTCTATTTCAGAAACAAAATCAGACTCTCACTTTAATGACCTTCCTTGGGAGGAAATAAACTTTAAGGAAAAGGGCTACATGATCGATGCGAACACCAAGATGAACAAAAAAGGAATGCTAATTCCTAGAATTGAGTTTCACATAATCATGAATCCAAAAAAGGAACCTTCTTGTTATTCTAACCTTTATTACCGACTAGTAGACATATTATCCCATGAAACCAATCACTTAGATCAGGTAGGAATAAACAGAGATCATCCAAATGTAAATGTTTCTAGTAACGATGAACGTAAGGCCGCAAAAAAGAGCAACGCTTACTTTCTTTTACCTGAAGAAATAGAATCAATGGTTAAAGGAATGTATTCACGTTCCATAGAGGAAGGAAAGCCACTAGATGTCATCTTCTATGAATATCTTAGACCTTTTATAAAAAGCAAGTACATAAGCTTAAAAGAGTTTGAAACAACTATGAGAACTTGGATAACTCACGCGATCGAACGTTATCCAGATTCAGAATTTTCACCAAACGCAGACAAAATAATTAACTCAATCTAAAACCATACACCTTTTTCTAGTAAAATATAAGAAAAAGAAATTGTTATGAATGATTTTGAAAAATTAAAAGCTGAAATTGCTGCTGCACAATCCGCTATATTTTCACCGATCCTTGAGATCCTTGAGTCTGCTGAAGAAGATGCTCAAAAATACTATGGAAAAGGTGTAAGAAGCGCTGGAAACCGTCTTAAAAAGAAAATGCAAGACATTCGTAAAGCGATTAAGCATCCAGCAGTTAAAGCTGAAATGACAAAAATCCAAGAAGGAGCCAAGAATTTACGTCAGCAATTAGTTGATGCTACAAAGACCCCTGCCTAATCTAAAATATCTTAATTTTAGTAAGAAATGCCTCTTTTTGAGGCATTTTTTGTCTTTAATGTAAAACTATTAACGTTGTTTAAGTACAATAATAAAAATAAAAAAAATAAAAAAATTTACTATGACAGATTTCTTTGATTTACCAGAGGACACTTTCTCAAAGCAGAAACAGTCTTCGAACAGTAGAAAAGTAGATGAGAATGTTTATGACCCAGATCCGAACGCACACAATGGTTCGTATAAGTCAGTTTTCAGATTCGTACCTTACATCTTTGACAAAACAAAAAGCAAGTACACAAAGTACACAGCTAAGTTTTGGAACCCATTAACCAAGGAGTCAGTGATTGTAGATTGTCCATCAAACGTAGGCAATCCTTCAATCCTGTGGACTATTGAATCAGTTCTAAGATCCTTGAAAAAAGAAGAACCGGATCTAGTTAAAGACATCGAATCTCGTTTTTCTAGATGGTACACTCACCACTCAGTTGTTTACATCAAAAAAGATCCACAAAGACCTGATCTAGAAGGACACCTTAAAGTGTTTAAGTTTAGAAATCAGATCGACCAGTTGATCGACCAGATGGTAAACCCTGAAGAAGTTGACGGAATGTCGCTATCTAGAAAGATAAACCCATATCACCTATTAGAAGGAAAAGACTTCCTTTGTGTAGTAGGTAAAAAGACCAAGGAATTCAGAGATTGGAGCAAATGTAAGTTCATGGACGACGTTACTCCTCTAGTATTCAAGATTGGTGACACTCAAGTAGTTGTTGAAAACAGCGAAAAGTCAGTCAAACTCGTAAACGAATTCTTGACTAAGAACACCCCTAAGTTTGATGACTATTTACATCAAGATTGGAAAGAAGAAGATTTCGAAAGAGTTGCAGAAGCAATCCTTGCTGCGATTCCACAAAGAGAAATCATCAATATGGTCTTAGATAGAAGCAAAGACACAAGAATGAACGAATTACTAAGAGCTAGAATGTCAGGTTCTAGATCAACAGGTTCTTCTGCACCTTCTTCTAATCCAATGAAAGATTCTTCTGAAGACCTAGTTTTTTCAAGCGAGCCTTCAGCTAAAAAAGAAGAATCCGTATTTGAAGACTCTTCTGACTCTAGCGATGATGAATACGATTCATTATTCAAAAATCTATAAGAACCCATGGAAGAAGCACAAACTGAAGTACAAAAAACAGAAGAGGCTAATGCTGAGCAACAGTCTCAAGTCGATCCAAACAACGTTCTATTTGGGATAATTGGATATAAGGATGACGAGGCGTATGAGAACTTCATACGTAATCTTACTCCAGATCAGGCTGTATACATACTTGTAGCATCTGCCAATTTTGCTCAAAAGAAAGGAGCGTATGGACTTCTTGAAGCTGAGACGCTAGCTGCTGCCATTCGAGTATTAAGAAAAGTTTCACCAGAACAACCAAAAGAAGAAAACTAAGATGCACCTAGTAATAGACGGAAATGCCTTTATCAATGTTGCGATTAGCGTGACCAAATCAGTCACGTCTAGGGACAAGTCGATTGGTGAAGTGTACTATGTCGAAGATCTATTCAACGATGGTTTTCGTCTAAAGGACGCAGTTAGGATTTCTTATAGAAACTTCTGTTTTACTTATCTAAATTCCCTGATCGCTTCAATGTCGTCTACTCCAAGCAAGATTCACATCGTGTTTGATTCAAACAGTTGGAGAAAAGATTACACAAACGACTTCTTTAAGGACTCAGATTTTAAATCGTCTGCTGCTCCTCAAGAGTTTAAGTATAAGGGAACTAGAAGGTATGACGAGTTTCAATACTTGTTCTTTGATTACTTTCAACAAACGATAATGCCGCATCTCGTTGAGAAATGCGGCATCAATCAATATAGGTTTAAAGGAACTGAGGGCGACGACATAATCGCTCATCTTTGTGAGATATTAAATGACGACGTCTTAATATACTCAGTTGACCAAGACCTTAAGCAACTCACAGGTACACCTAATAAGAACGTTTTACTCATTGTTCCTAAGCAGATGGCCAAACACAAAAGACTGTTTGTTCCGGTTAGTTTAGTTCCTCTTCAAGCTGAGGAAGAAGAAGAAAATTTCTTTTCTTTAAACATGGATCACATAAGCGGTTCCAGCATAGAGAAAGTCATTTCTACTCTTAAGAATAAGGAGTACGTTGAACACAAAGTAGATTTCATAAATGAAGTCCTAACTAAAGTGTTTTTAGGAGACAAATCAGACAACATCCCAAAGATAACTAATTTGACTCCATCTAGGTCTCAAAAGCTAATAATAAACATATCTGAACAATTCGGTGAAAGTTTAATGAAGAGCTTAGACTCACTAGATTCAGTGTTTATCAATGAAGTTGCTACACAAATCCAAACTGTTACTAAGGCTAAGG